CATCACATTCAGCTCAGAGTTTTGATCAAAGTTTGTCGCAATACCAAGAGCAGCAAATGTGTTTACTGTATTTTGAACGGCATTTGCATTACCCTCAGTGTTTCTGATGATAGTTTCTCTGGAAGTTGTGGAAGTTCCGGTAGTTTCCCAGTCACCCCATACTGTACCAAAACCATTATTGGCCATCTCACCAGTGAGATTGACCATTGCATCATAAAGGCTGTTATCCTCAATGACAAGGTCGGGGAGTCTGGTGACATCCTGCCAGGTGTCAATGGAAGGTGTCAGTTCCAGGTTACCATCATAGGTGAATACTGTATAGGGCTGGAGGTTAATGAACCTTGTTGCAAATGGGTTCTGCAACATTCTGACATTGTCATAGTCAACAGTGATGATGCCATTGGTGTTCTTATACCCATCACCCTCTCTATTATCATCAGTCTGGTTGATTTCTTCTAACTGGACCTGGTCAGTGAAGTGCGGAGATCTCAAATGACTATTCTTGGGGTCAATACTATTTCTGTATTTGTCTGTGCCAACTTCACCCTTACTATGGTCCTTAAAGGTGTCAACTACAATGCCATTCTTAAACCTGTCCAGTCCAGTTACAGCATCTCTGACACTCATATTAAGTGCAGACTGCTCAAGGATGGATAGAGTGACAAGTTCCTCAACTCTGTCAATGCGACGCTCAATGGTCGCAATGTCCTTCATTCTGTATCTCTTATAGTTAAACTTCTTATTAGTGATGTGCTTGACACTGAAGGTATAAGCAGGCAAGAAGATATCATACAACCTGATACCATTAGCAATGTCTGCTGGTGGGATGGGGTTAGTATCAGACTTGCCCTCTACAAGAGTCAGAGCACCTGTGTTCTCCAAGAATAGGGAATCATACCTGGGGAGGTAGTAAGACAAATCACACTGGAACTGAGTGCCAGATACAGGAATTCTTGGAGCAAAGCCATTACCATCAAACTTAGTATCTCTAAAGTTGGTGGCACCCTGTGCATCAGTCAGTGGTGCAATCAGTGAAATCTGAGAAGCCTCTGCACCAGTGGTATTGACCATAGGTCTAAAGTCAACACAATCTCTCAGTTGAATAGCAACAGAGTCATCAAACTGGTTTTCTCTGGATGGAACAGCAGTTGGTGTGTAAACAGGAACTGCAGCATAGTTGACACCCAGGTCATCAGTATAAGAGTCAACACTGAAGAAGTCTCCCTCATCACTGTGTTCAAAGTATGCAAGGTTAACCTCAAGAGGTCCACTTGCCTTAGGCTTACCTGGTTTCAGAATCAGCCTGGCAATGTCATAAACATTGTCTCTTTGTCCATTGTCAAGAATATAATTATCTGTTACATCAACTGTGTCATTGCCTTCTCCCATTCTAATATAGTTGATCTTATAGACATCAACCAGTCCAAGAGAGATGATATCCTGAGATGCAGGTGACTTCTCATATACATCAGGGAAGATTTCATCATACTCAATGGAAATAGGGTCAATAGGAGCTACATCAGACAGACCATCTCTATAGATCTTCCTCTTAGCTTTGGCATTAGTCACAAACAGCTGAGTGATGATTTTCAGTGTGACATCAGCTGGAACAGGTTCCTTCAGAGTAAATACTACCTTTCTTCCACCATCTTCAAACAGTACATTATCAATTGTCAGTGCCCTACCTTCAATAAACAAGTTAAGGTTGTTGACAATGAAGATGGAAGTCTGGTTAGCAAGTCCAGTAAAGACCTCATTATCTTTAGTGGATGTAATGGTGACTTCTGTGCTACCTGCTGTGACATTGACAAAGTATTGTCTGTGAACCAAATAGTTGATTCTGGTTTGCAGTGGGTCTGTCTCCAGGGTTGCAACAGTCTTCTGTGGCAGTTGGAAGATCAAGTTTTGGTCTGGTGTACCAGAGCTCTTCACTCTCACTCTCTGGACAGTCTTACCTGTGACAGAGTTGGGGAAGGTTGTGGTAAAGTAAATAACAGACTTGGATCTCAGTGAACCATAGCCCACAGGTTTGGTGGTGAACAGAACCAGTCTGTTGATAGACTTACCAGTGTCATCAACAAAGGTTACCAAATCACCAGCAACCAACTGCTCAGATGGGTCACCAGAGAAGTTGTCACAAGTCAGATAGTTAGTGAGGGGTTCACCACTGAACAGTGACTGGTCAGCAATATTAACAATCTCAGCATCATCTGCTGTCTGAATGGAGATGTCAGCAGAGAACTTATCTGTGGTCAGTGGCTCAAGTTGGGAGAACACAGACTTAGTCTTAGCCAGGGTGTTGGTTACCTTAGCAGGAACAATAACAGCATAACCCTTAACACCATTGACGGTTTCAACAGTATAGTTGATTCTATTGCTGAATGCACTACCTTCTGGATATGGGAAGTTGAGAAGCTTTTCTCTACCCTGCTTTGTTAGTCTGATCTCAGTGGGACCAGCAATAATGTCACCATCTGCTTGTGTCAGGTTAATAGAAGAACCAATAGCAGACACAGTGATGACTTGCTCACCAGACAGGTCAATGATTGGGTTGTCTTTATCTGGGAACTCAAACCTTGCTACTTCATTCTTCTTGTAAAGTCTACCAGTCTTAGCACCCTGATAGATTGTCTCACCAGCAATAAAGTTACCTACTGTATTGGAGATGATAACCATGTCATTAGTTGTGCCTTCCTCCACAGTTGCAAAGGCACCACTCTGTTCACCATAGATCAAGTCACCAACAGTCCAGGGAATAAGGGTTGGTTCTGCCAGTGCCAGTTCTGTGAAGAACAAGGATGTCATGATACCCAACTTATAAGTTGAGTTGTAACCAAAGAAACCATTATTGTCATCCACCATCTGATCTTGGGTGAAATACCTTGGTCTCATTACACCAGAAGGCTTGGGCGTGATTCTGTTAGAAACCAGAATAGTGGCACCACCAATATTGTCACCTCTCTTCAGGACTCTATTGGGAGAATAGAACACACCACCATTATTATCATAGTCCAAATCAACAATATCTTCTTGAATAGCACCAGTGATGGGTTTATCTGTAATCACATGATAAGTTGTCCAGGGTGCATTACCAGAGTTCTTAGGCTTACCACCAGGTTGTATAGACTCACCAACAAAACCATCAATGAAGTTATGATACAGGATGAGGTCAGTAAAGGCTACAGATCTTACCTCACCATTAATATTCTGTATGTCAGGTGTGCTGTTACAGTTAGTAACAGTAATATTAAGACCCTCTGTGATAGGGGTGATGGTATTGTCTCTAAAGTTTAGAGATCTTGCTTTGTTACCATAAAGGTAAAAAGGTGTGTTATATCCAACTCTATAACCTTGGACATATGCAGTGCCAGGGTTGACTCTCAGGGCATATCTTGCATCTGCCTCAGCAAAAGTCAGTCTGGTCTCAGACCTACTGTTGGGAACAGGAGGATAGGTTTGAGTAACTGGATCAACATCAAATACACCATCAACAAACTCATCATTCCAATACTCATAAGTTTGGATGGGAAACTCACTGACAATATAGTCACCAGACTCATCAAAAGTTCTTTGTGCCAGAATATCAAACAACCAGTCCCACTTAACAGTTTGGGAGGGGTTTCCTAAGATATTACCATTCTGAATCTCAGCAAGCAGGATGAAGTTGGCATCTACTGCATCAGGATCTCTCATCACAAGATCCATTGTAATCTTCAGTCTGTCAGCACCAGGTGCAGCAAAGTTAGAAGAGCCTTGAGCATTGTCAAGAAGTGAAGGATCTTCATTAGAGGTAACAAAGTCTTCTGTTACAATAAAACCAACTCTGCAGGTTGGTTGAACACCATACTTATCAAGGGTAATGGTTTGTTCATCATTTCTAACAATGAAACCATCAACAAAGTAAGAACCTGCCTTGACAGTAAACAGCGAACCTTGACCCAGTGGTGGTGTAGTGATTGGCTTACTGATTGTACTGATACCAACAGTTGCTGTATATCTGTTGGGAGTATCAGATTCCAGTGTCTCACCTTCTAAGAAAGTAGAGTACTCACCGCCGTTACCTGAGGACTCATAGTTTACATAAAAGGTTACATCGTCATCATCAGTTGCCGCCGTTGCAAAGTTGACCTTAGCCAACACATTAGATGTAACACCACGAAGAGTATAACCTACAAATTCTTCTGCTGTTGCTCCTTGAGTAATGGAAGATGCTCTTACATAAGCAACAGGAACATTCAGGGAGTACTCTCCTGGTACAACATTGTCACCTTCCTTTAGAATACGAGAAGCCAACTTCTCAATCTGATCCTGCAGGATAGTCTGAGACTGCGTAAGTTCCCTCGCCTGAACAGGGTAGCCAGGTTTATGGAGTACTCTATAATAGTTCTTCTCTACATCAAAGTCATCATAATATGGCTTTATATTCAAATTAGTTTGTAACGGCATTACATTACTTCTTTTCAGTTATTTATGTGAGGTTTAGTAGGTTACAACAAGGCTAATCTTCTCTGTTTGGGTCTCTTGTCTGACCACTGGAGAGATGTTTGTGAGGTATAAAGTTTCACCAGTGAATGGAGTCAACTCAGGAACTGCATATCCTTCAGAAAATAATGAGCCTTTGAAAGATCCATTGAATGTGGTATCAGGAAGAGCTACCTTCCCAGTCTCTTGTCCCTTAATTTCTTGATTGTTTTGGAATCTGTAAACTTTACCATCCTCATCAGTATGATTCTCAGGAATCTGTACATACCTTAACAATTGCAAATCAGGATCCCAACCAACAACTGTACCTCTGGCAATATTGGTTTTGATGATATTACCAATCTCATCAGTTGTATTGATGAACTGTCTAATCTCTTCACCATACTTAAACTCATTGTCATCATCAACTACACTGACTTTCACGCCATAACAACCAATCAGTGAAGATGGGTTTGTCTGTGAGATCTCAGGGTTGTGAAGAATACCAATCTGTCTGAATTGTGTGT